TGGTGGCAGCATGCCTGCGATCGGCCCGTGCCAAACGCTCGACACCGCCCACCGTACTGGACGCGGCCAACTTGGAGGCAATGCGCGGGTTGCGGGTGTTGAGCGAGGCGTTCCGACACACGTGACGGATCAGGTCGGTGGCGGCGAGCGTGTCTTCTGAGCGCCAGCGCTGCCCATCCCAGACCAGCCACTTGCCCCAACCAGCCACATAGCGCCAGTCCTTGTGATACCTGCGGGTAAAGGACAGCGCCAGGGCATCCTCAGTGCCCCAGACCGCCTCTTCCGGTCCGACCGCGTTGGCCAGCGTGTCCGGGTCGTCATCGACCAGGTGCATTTGCATGCGCGGACCATGGGCGATAAAACCGGCCACATCGAAGCCTTCCGTACGAGCGTCTGCGGCGTCCCAGCCCTCCGGGGCATCCTCAGGCGGGTACAGGATGTGGCAGGTGCGAGCCCCGGCCATCAGGATCGCCTGTGAGGCACGGTCGGCGTATTCCCAGCCCGGCTTGTCCTTGTCCGGCCAGATGAGCACCACCTTGCCGGCCAGCGGTGACCAGTCGGTTTTCTCGATCGGCGCATTGGCTCCGTGCATGGCCGTGGTGGCGCAGATGCCGCTCTCGATCAGGGCCTGAGCAGATTTTTCGCCTTCGACCAGGACCACGGTGTCCACAGCCTGCATGCCAGGCTGGTTGTACAGCGGCCGTGGCTCGGGCGGCGCCATCTTGCGACGCTTGGCATCCCAGGGACGGAACTCCTTTTTGCCGCCAGGCGGGTCGTAGCGGTAGACGACGGCAATCAGCTTCCCTTCACCATCGAGATAGTCCCATTTGGCAGTGGCTGGACCAAGTTCATCGACAGGTACGTCTTTTTTGGCCTTGCGCGGCGTTACTGCCGCGCGTCCCATGAGGTCGGCGCAGCGGGCGAGGACCGCCGCGAAGTCACCATGGACGTCGATGCCGAAGTGGCCGCCGATTAGGTCGAAGATGTCGCCACCAGAGTCATCGGCGCGGTCGGTCCAGAGACCCGCCTTCTCGCCGGCGAGCACGACTTCCAGGCTGTCGCCTGGGCTGCCCAAGATGTCGCCGATCAGAAACTTGCCGCGCTTGACCTTGCCAGCGGGGAACAGGCCCATCAACACCGATTCGAGTCGACCGAGCAAAGCGGCGCGGATCTCGTCACGGTCCGATGGCTGGTGTGTGGACACCGGCTGCTGCGCAACCGGTGCATCGTCATTGAAGTCCAGACCCGGTGGCCCGGCTGGGGGATAGATGTGTTCTTCTTCTGTGTTCATCGATTCGCGTTCCAGCAACGCTCTGCCCAAGCGCAGAACTTGCAATCAAAGTGGGTGGACTCGGCAAAGCTGCGTGGCAGCAGTTCGCCGGCTTCAGTGGCCTGGATGACCTTGACGGCCCGGTCGGACATGCGCTGGGCCAGCCCCGCATCAAAGGGGACCAGCTCGGCGTAAATTTCCATCGTGTCGGCGTTGACCGCCGTGAAGAGCGCGGGGTGCTCGTGCAAGGTCAGGTAGCTCTGGTAGACCGCGATCTGGGCTGCGTAGACGGGCTTGGCCACGGCCAGCTTGTGCTTTTGCAGCTCGCGCCAGGACTTGGCACCCAGGCACTTGTTTTCCCAAAGCGCTGGGTAAGCAAAGCCTTCCGGGCCGCCCACCAGCACGCCATCGACGTGTCCACGCAGACGACCCTGAGCCACGCTGAAACCGAACTGACGGCCATCGGCATCCTCAGTTTTGAGGATGAAGCCGGCCATGCGCAGCCAGCGGATGACCATGGCTTCAGTCTGATGCCCGCGCTCGAAGATGCGCAGTAACCGGCCCGAGAACCCCTTGCCGGGGTCCTCCGGTGCCTGCGCATACTCGAACTGCAACTGCCGCTCGCACGACACACCCAAGCGGGAGCCGCCCAGGTATTGGCGCGGCGGCGTGGCATCACGCTCTTGCTCCAGGGCAAGGTCCACCAGCGCCTCGATCTGGCCGGAGAGACTGGCCGATGCGTTGAAGTCCAGCATCAAGACGTCTCCCAAGGCAGATCGCTTTCCAAATCGGCGAAGGGATCGTCGACCGTGGGTTTCAGGCCGCGCACCGGTAGGTACTTGACCTCAGCGTGGTGGGCCACCATGGCTTTGGTGTAGCGGGTGATGATCGCATCAATCACCTGCAGGGCCTCCTTCTCGGAGTAGGCACCCAGCGGCTTGTCGAATCCGATGTCACCAGCCGCTTCGCCAAAGGCACGCAGGCAGGAGCGCATGGCCGAGCGTTCAATGTCTGTGGCATCAATCATCTCGACCTCCTGGTTGAACCGTTGTGCATCGACCCAGTTGCCGTACATCCGATGGAAGACGTCCTGGCACTGGCGGCTGCAAAACACCCAATCCAGCGGGTAGCGCTTGGCATCCCCAATCGGGTGGCGGTTGTCGGTGTGTCCCAGCCCGCGCGCTTGGCGCGAGCACACCCAGCATTTGCCTCGCATGCATGTCGCCTCCCTCACTGAGCCCAGGTAGGCTTGCCGGTGGGCACCACAGGGCGCGCCTGTGGGGCGGGCTGCGCATAGGCAGGGGTGGGTTGCACTGGCGCGCCAGAATGGCCACCACCGCCCCTGTGGCCGCCTGCGGGAGACATGCCTGTCAGGGGGACGTAGTCCTTGTGGTCTGGCTCGATGGCGACCTTGACGACGTTGCGGTCCTCGCCTTTGCCATCCTTTTCGACATCGACGCGGGCCAGGAACTCGATGCCGTCCAAATCGGCAAAGCTGTTGATGCGACGGGCAGCTGTAGCCTGCGGCGAGTTGTCCTGGGGCTGGACGTTGCGCGCGCTGTTGAGCGCCGCGCGGATGAAGCTGCGCCCCATCTGGCCCCAGGTCGGGCCCTTGGGCGAGTGCAGACCGACGTTGGACCACATCTTGCGTTTGGCAAAGGGACCGTCGGTGACGACGAACTCACAGGCGAGATAGACCGCCCCGGTGTCAAACGACTGGGTGGCATAGCCGCCGGTCCAGCCTTGGGTGTGATCATCATGGCCACCGGGCTTGATGGTCATGCGCACGGGCACGGAGATGCCGCGCGGGATCAGGTCAAAACCCCCTTGCTGGGCTTCGGCGTCGTTGAAGTCATTCCAACGGGCAGGAGCCGTGGCGTGGTCATAGGTGTTCATGGGGTGTCCTTTTAATTCGTGTGTTCGGTGTTGGGATTGGTGGCGGGGGTCTGGCCGAGGCACTTGGCGATGAGCCGGCCCAGATGGGGTTCTTCGATGGGGTCCAGGCGGCCGCTGCGGTCTTTGCTGGGGAAACCAAAGCTGTTGTCCGCCCCCGTCACAAAGCCCCGGTAGGTCGAGCCGTCCTCGGCCTTGAGCACGGCCAGCGTCACCACCTCATCCAGAACGCCGGGCAGTTCCAGCGCGGTCTTGCTGCCTTCAAGCTGCAGTTGGTAGTAGCGGCGGTTGAAGTCGTCGGTCTTCTCTTCCAGGATCGCGACGTAGATGACGTGCTTGTCGCGTACGTGCTGCAGGTGCGTGAGCGCCGTGATCATTTCCTGGCCCAAAAAGCCATAGGCTCCCCGGTTGTCAGGCTTGCCTGTCTTCTCGCTGAAAGCCTGCGGCTGGGTCTTGCACCAGGCCAGACACAGGCGTGAGAGCACGGTCAGGCTGTCAACGAAGTAGGTGTCGTACTTGGCCAGTTGCGCGGGGTCACCGTAGGTGGCACAGACATGGTCGTAATGCGCCTTGGAGAAGGCCTGGTCGGCTGATGCGGTGGGCATGGGCCCTGCAAGGAAGACCACAAGGTCACGGAACTCCTGCCAGGTGCGTGGGCGCACCGTGTCACCGGGCCAGTCCTTGACGGAGAGGTCACCGGCTTCGAGATCCACGAACAGGGTGGTTTTTGGCGGGAGGGTCCGCAGCTGCGTGGTCTTGCCCACACCGGGAAATCCCACCAGGCCAACCTTGGCACTGTGCCGTTCTTTGAGCCGTTCTTCGGCAGAGATGATGGGCAACATCACTTTGCTCCTTCACCGGCAGAGGGCTTGCGCAAGGTGAACTTGGCTGCCTTGGGTTTGACTGTGCGCGCGGCCATGAAGGGCTGGCGAAACACCTCGGGCCAGGCCTTGAAGCGGGATTCGCTCACGCTGTACTTGGCGGAGATGAACTCAGTCGGATCCTGACCGGCTGCGACCATGCGACTCCAGATGGCCTGCATCGCCTTCTGGTCCCAGGACACGTCTTTGCTGACCTCGACCGTGACGTCGAAGTCGCCATCGATGACGTGGGTGGTCCCGGTGTCCTTGTTGTCCGCGAGTAGCTGAGCCTTGGCCTCTTCGCCGTAGCGCATGTCCAGACCCGCCTGGATCATGTTGGACAGCGCCGCCAGTTCGGATTTGGCCGCTGCCTCGAAATGCTTGAGGTCGGCCACATGGGTCAGCGGCAGGTCACGAATGACCGTGGCCGACAACTCCATGAACGGCACGGGCAGTGAAATGCCGCTGCGCTGGAAGGCGGCCTCGAGCGCCGAGGTTTCGGGGGTGGTTGTGGTGAGCGTGCTCATGCGGCCACCGCCTTGCTGGTGCTGGCACGCATGCTGTCCTCCTCGAAAGCGCGGATGTCTTCGAGGCGATAGCGGACTTGGCCACGCAGTTTCAGAAAGATGGGGCCAATGCCCTCGGCACGCCACCGCTCGATGGTGGATTCACTGA